ATTGCGTGTTCTGTATTTGTTCCTGTTTTGTTCTGGAGAGGTTCCATTTTGGGATTTTGTTCTGGTTTTATTTTTTTATAATCAACGGGTGGGGTGGTAATAATAATAGTATAAGGCAGTATCAATCATACATATAACACCTGCATATATAATAGAAAAAAACAAAAAAGGGTTTACTTAGTGTTTATGGAAATGTTACATAGGCATATGGGCAGTAAGCAACCGCATGGCGGCAGACCTGAGTTTGTTCCGACAGAGGAGCAGGAGAGAGTATGTTCTCTTGGGGTGGCGTTTGGGCTGACACAAGATCAGATAGCAAGGCTGGTAGGGTGCAGTGCCAAGACATTACGGAAGCATTTTGGGTATGCACTGGAGACAGGGCGGGAGCAGTTGACAATGGCGGTAGGCAGTCAGTTGTATAAGAAAGCGATGAATGGCGATACTATATCTGCGATATTTCTGGCAAAGACGAAGGGTGGATTTCAGGAGAAGGTGGAACATGAAGGAATACCCAATCAGATAAGTGTAAGTTTTTCATTAGACCCGCCGAAAGACGGAAAAGTAGTGGAAGGTTCTCTAGCCAGTAAGAGAATTGAGTGATGCATATAACTATTCCATACCAGCCCAGACCGCAACAGGCGGCATTACATAAAAATACAAAAAGATTTAAGATTTGTGTATCGCATAGACGGTGGGGGAAATCGGTATATGCCATTACCGAATTACTGCGAAAGGCATTAGAGATTAAAACAGAGCGAAGCGATGGAAGGTTTGCCTATATAGCTCCGTATTACCGACAGGCAAAAGCAGTGGCTTGGGATTATTTATTATATTATACGAAGGATATACCAGGAACGAAGATTAACCAGTCGGAACTGCGGGTGGATTTAATTAACGGGAGTCGTATACGATTATATGGTGCGGGAGATGATCCTGATGCATTGAGGGGTATTTTTCTGGATGGGGTAATTCTGGATGAATATGCGGATATGTCTCCTAGAATGTGGAGTGAAGTTATACGACCTGCCTTAACAGACAGGAAAGGGTGGGCAATATTTATCGGCACACCGAAAGGAAGAAACCAGTTCTGGCAATTATATGAAAATGCAAAAAACGAACCCGATTGGTATAGAGCGATTTATCGTGCCAGTGAAACAGGTATTGTAGAAGCGGAGGAGCTGGAGGCAGCAAAGAAGCAAATGGGGGAAGATGAGTTTATGCAGGAATTTGAATGTTCTTGGGCTGCCGCTATTAAAGGCTCATACTATGGTAATTTAATTATAGAAGCAGAACAGGAAGGTAGAATTACAACAGTGGAGAGAGACCCGGCACTGCCTGTGCATGTAGCATGGGATTTGGGAATTTCCGATAGCTGTGCGTTATGGTTCTTTCAGGTTACGATGGGAGAAGTAAGAATATTTGACTTTTATGAATGTGCTGGTGTAGGCTTGGAGCATTACGTAAAAGTTATGGATGAAATGGAAGTCGAATACTGGGGAGATGATTATTTACCACACGATGCGAAAGTTCGGGAGCTTGGAACGGGCAGAACAAGGGCAGAAACCCTGATAAATATGGGCAGGAGACCGCGAATTGTGCCAAGCCATAAAGTAGACGATGGAATAAATGCTGCACGATTATTGTTGCAACATTGTTATTTTGATGATAAGAGATGTGAAAATGGGTTAAATGCATTGCGGAACTACCAAAGGGAATGGGATGATGTTAAGCGTGTCTTTAAAAGAAATCCTCTGCATAACTGGGCTTCGCACCCAAGCGATAGCTTTCGCTACCTCGCTATGGCGTATAAAAATATTAAACCAAAAGAAAAACAGCCCGATATTATGAAAGAATTACTGCGGACACCCACACTGGATGAAATGATAGATATGCACACAAAAGAAAGACGGCATAAACCAGAGAAAAGGATATAATTATGGCATACGGAATGATGTCAGAAGAAGAAAGAAAAAGGGCATTAATGGCACAAATGCTCCAGCAGCGTATTATGGAGCAGGAACCCAACACCACAAACAGAGGACTTAATCGCCCTCCTACGCAGAATGAAGTATTGGGTTTGCCTGATACGGATTACAGTATGAACGCATCAATGGTGGGTCCTGGTGTTATGACAGGAACCGATATGCAACGGATACAAACAGGGTTAGGTCCAGGTATTATGACGGAAACAGATGAGCGGAAAATACAAGCAGGGTTAGGGGTGACACCACAAGAAATAGATGAAGAAATAAGACGGTTACAAATAATGAAAAACCAAATGATGATAGGTAATTAATGGCAGAAACTAGAAAAGAAATGGAAGTAGTGCATGGCACTCCCCAATACTGGACAATGGAATTGGATAGTGCGGATTCTACGGAAAAGGAATGGAGAGAAAGAGGGAGAAAGGTAGTTTCCCGTTATCGGGATGAAAGAAATTCCGATTCCTTTGGTGCGGGAATTTACAAACAATTCAATATTTTATGGGCAAATACAGAAACATTAAAAGGTGCATTATTTGCACGTATGCCAGCTCCTGATGTAAGAAGAAGGTATGCCGATAACAACCCTGTTACCCGACAGGTTGCGATTGTATTGGAAAGAGCCTTAAAATACGGAATAGAAGCCTATGAATCAGAAAAACCCATAGAAGCTGCTATTGAGGATTTCCTGCTTCCAGGCAGAGGAGTGGTCTGGGTTGTATATGAGCCAATTATCATAAAAGAAACAATAGAAGTAGAATCCATAGACGAGTTTGGCAATATAGCGATGATCCAAGAAGAACAGGAGCGGATCGCCGACCAGAGATGTTATTTTGAATATATTAACTGGGAAGATTATCGGGAAAGTCCTGCCCGCAGACCAGAAGATATTTCCTGGAAAGCAAGAAGGCATCTATACACAAGAGATGATTTAATAGAAAAAGGTTTTGCTAATGCGGAAAATATCCCTCTAAACTGGAGTCCAGAGCCAGATGAAAAGAAAAAACAAAGCTCGGAAGTATTTAATAGGGCGGAAATCTGGGAAATATGGGATAAACATTCAGGAAAACGGTATTATATTTCTAAAGGGTATAATGAAATACTGGCAGAAGATGACGACCCGTATAACTTGGAAAAGTTTTTTCCTACACCTGATTCCCTGATTTCGGTTCGCACCAACGATACCAACGTGCCTGTTCCTATGTTTACTTTATACCAAGACCAGGCAGATGAACTGGATAGGATAACCACAAGAATAGGAAATCTGATAGAAGGATTAAAAAGAAGGGGAGTATATGACGCTTCGGTTCCTGAATTATCACATCTTGCGGATGCAGGGGATAACGATTTTGTTCCTTCCGAGAATTTCGCCCAATTAGCAGCAAAAGGCGGATTACAGGCAGTATTCCAACAGGAAGATATAACCCCCATTTCAGTGGTATTAAACGGATTATACCAGCAGAGAACACAGATACTGGATACTATTTATCAAATTACAGGTATTTCGGATATTATTCGTGGATCTACCAAAGCCAGTGAAACTGCCACCGCACAGCAATTAAAAGCACAGTTTGGTTCTATGCGAATGAAAAAAACACAGAGCCAGATTGCAGAGTATGTCCGCGACCTATTTCGCATCAAAGCAGAATTGATAGCGGAACATTATGAGCCAGAAGTATTGTCAGCCATGACTGCATTACCCCTTACCCCTGAAATGGTCCAAATAATGCAGGATGATAAACTTCGTGGATATTCCATAGATATAGAATCTGACGCAACTATTTTTATGGACGAAGAAGAAGAAAAAAGAACTCGTATTGAGTTTTTACAATCTTTTGGCTCATACCTGGAAAGAGCAGTAGGTATGGCAACCCAATCCCCACAATTAACCCCTTTAGCATTTCAGGCATTACGATTCCTTATGGGAGCATGGAAAATCGGTAGACAGTTTGAAGATGTAATCGACCAAACCGAAGCAACCATTATGCAACAGGCACAACAGGCGATGCAGGCAGGTCCGCAACCTACCGAAGCAGAGCGTATTGCCATGCAGAAAATGCAGACAGAGATGACAAAAGAGCAGTTGAAACAGCAAGGAAAACTAGCAGATATCCAGTCCAGAGAACGAACAGGTGTAAATAAAGTAGCAACAGAAGCAGAATCCAGTGAGAAACGAAGTATGTCTAAAGAAAAACTGGCATTACTGGAAAGCGATATGCGGATAGCAGAAGCAATGAACGAGGATGCAAAAAATGGGCAAATATGAAGATAATTATGATGCAATCCAATGGGATACATCGGAATACACGCGGAAACCAGTAGAAAAAAGAGGAAAATCCCCGTATGTATTATCCGATATAGAAGAATTTGTGTCTCCTATAGACAAAACATTAATAGGTAGTCGCTCCCAGCTACGGGAACATGAAAGAAAACACAATATTCGGCAGGTAGGGAATGATTATACATCTTCCCAAAAGCCGAAAAACTGGGATAACATGGTAAACGAAAGGTAGACCAATGGCAGAAGAAAGCACTCCTGCAGTAGAGGAATCAGCACCACCAACTTTAGACGCAGTAATAGATGGAGCCATTACGGAAGTAATGGAATCGGATACTGCTGTTATACCCGATAAACAAGAAACAAAAACAATTTCCGAGCCTGATGTTCCACAGGAGGAAACACAGGCAGAACCAAATTCAGAAGAATCGGAATCGGAATCATTAGATCAGGTAGCTCCTGAAAATGATGACGATACACCAGATTCCGAAGTAGAACCTTCAGCACAGGAAGGGAGTGAGGACTCGAAAGAAACACCTCTGGAAGCTCCGCAGAACTGGGCAGAAGAAGTAAGAAGCACGTTCAATAATTTACCCAGAGAAGCACAGGAGTTTATGCTGAAGCGGGATAAAGAAATGACTGCGGATTACACCCGTAAGACACAAGAAGTAGCCGAGCAACGCAAAAATTTTGAATCATTAGATAAAGTTATAGCTCCAATGAGACAGCAAATATCAGCAAGCGGTATAAGCGAAACCGAATATATCGCCAGACTGCTTAATGCCGATACAGCCCTCAGAAATAACCCAAAAATGGCACTCAAACAACTAGCACAAGCCTACGGTATTGATCTAGCGAATTACGAAAACGAGGCGGGGGAATGGAATGATCCAGACCCTCAAATTTCCCAATTACAGCAACAAAATCAAGCGATTTTAGCGGAATTAAATCAGTTCAAACAACAAAATCTATACACTGCACGACAGCAGACAGAAACACAGATTAATTCCTTTGCAGAAGCTAAAGACGAAAAAGGGAGTCTAAAATACCCGCATTTTGAGAAAGTAAGAGCCCGTATGGGTAATCTTATAGACGCAAAAGAAGCACAGGGATTGGAAGATGCGTATGCAAAAGCAATCCGTTTAGATGACGATTTATACAAAAGTTCTTTAGACCAGCAAAGAAAAACTGTGAAGGCAGAAGAAGATGCACGAAGAAAGACAGCTATGGAAAAAGCAAAAAAAGTCCGACCTCGTTCCGCATCTACTCCTCCCAATGGAGCAATCAAACACAGTGATTTAGATACCTTGTTGAAAGAAGCAATTAATAAAAGCAAATCGTGAATGGCGTTGTGGGATAACTTAACAAGAGAGGTATGAAATGGCATCGCCAAATTCAACATTTACCGAGATTGTTACGACTACTCTCGCTGGTTATTCAAAAACCCTAGCAGATAACGTAACAAACAATAATGCCTTGCTTCGTCATATAGACGCGAAAGGCAATAAACGAACCGCCACAGGTAGAACGATTGTGCAGGAATTAGAGTATGCAACAAATGGAACTGCCAAGTGGTATAGTGGCTATGAGGTATTAGACACATCTACCAGTAATACATTTACTGCTGCCGAGTTTAATTACAAGCAGTTAGCAGGAAACGTGGTTATTTCTGGCTTAGAACAGGTGGAAAACTCAGGCAAAGAAGCGATTTTCAATTTGTTGAAATCTAGGGTTAAAAACTTAGAAAAAACATTGAAAAATACTATGGCAACTGCTTTGTATGCAGACGGCACAGGCACATCAGGAAAAGAACTTGGTGGTCTCCAGTTGATTGTTGCAGGAACTCCTACCAATACAGTTGGTGGAATTAATGCAAGCACTTACACATTCTGGAGAAATCAGGTGTATGATTTTTCTGCTGCAGGTGCAACAGCTAGTGCAACCACTATTCAGACAGCTATGAACACATTATGGCTGGATGTAATCAGAGGAGCAGATAAGCCAGATATAATAGTCGCTGGCAGTACATACTTTCAGTTTTATTGGGCATCATTGCAGACCAATCAGAGATTTACTTCTGATAATTCTGCTGCTGCTGGATTTATGAATCTTATGTTCATGGATGCACCAGTATTTTATGATGACCAATGCACAGCTACGAATATGTATATGCTGAACACTGATTATCTATTCCTTCGACCCGCATCAGGCAGAGAGTTTGCTGCACTTGGGGAGAAGGCTTCTGTAAACCAAGATGCTTTAGTGTTGCCTGTAGTATGGGCAGGAAATATGACCTGTTCCAACAGAGCAAGACAAGGTATTATTCAACCATAGGAGTACGTTATGAGTTATATCGTAGGAATGGACATAACTGCTACAGGCACAACTGTAGATTTTGAACTAGGTTCTATAGGTCAAACATCTGATGGTAAACTGTATAAATATGTTCAATATGTAGTGGGTGCAGGAACAGTAGCCGCAGCTTCTGGTAATGTAGTAGGATACTACGCTGCCAGTGGCACTTCAGCAGGACAAACAACTATTGTTACTGCTGATGTTAGTGATACTGCAAAAGTAGGAGCTGGTGTTCTTCAATCAGCACCAGCCACTAGTGAATATTGTTGGATTCAGGTAACTGGTCCAGCAACATTAACAACTGCTTTAGTAGCAGGTGCGGATGGTAACGCATTAACATTAGTAGGATCAAATGATTCAACACTAGATGTATCTGGTCTTGTTACGGATCATGTTTGTGCAATAGCAATAGACGCAAGTGCTAAAATAGTAATGTGTCAATTTCCATTGTAGCATTTAAAAATATAGAGGGTGGAATTTTCTGCCCTCTATAAATAAAGGAACTATTATGGTAGGAAATATACGAATACATATTTATAAAGACGAAGAAAAAGGCTACGATTTAGTAGAAAAGAAACTAATCGGAGACCCGAATACAGTGATTTATAAAATGAGCCAAGTAGGGGAAGAAATTAAAAGGGATTTCCCAGCAGAATATAATGCGTATTATAAGAAGAAAAAGGTAGCACCAAAAGGAACGCCTTTAACGGAATTAAAAATGTTAAACAGAAATAAAAGAACTTTCTTTTCCACAGAAGGTATTACAACCTTAGAGCAATTATCGGATTTATCGGATGGTGCCTGTCATGGGTTGGGCAAAGATGTGTTAGACTGTAGAAAAGCAGCAAAAGAATTTCTAGCGGAAAAGCATAATATACAACCAGAACAAGTGGTAGGAAATAAATGACATTACTAACAATCTGCCAAGACGCTGCGAAAGAAATCGGAGTTCCTTCTCCTACATCGGTTGTGGGTACTTCGGATACGACAAACGTGCAATTATTAGCGGCAGCGAATCGTGTAGGGAAAGATTTAGTAACGGGGTATGATTGGGAAGTATTAATTAAAGAAGAAGAACACACCACATTAGCAGCAGAATCACAGGGAGCGATGACTACGATTGCAACAGATTTTATGCGAATATCCAACGATACTATGTGGAACAGAACTACCGACAGGAAGTATTATGGACCGTTAAATAACTCACAATGGCAACGCTTAAAAGCAAGTGTGAGTAGCGGAATAACTAATTATTTCCGTATTCGGGGTGGTGTTTTATTAGTAAATCCAGCACCGCCTTCAGGGGAAAAAATATTCTTTGAATATATCGGGAAAAACTGGGTAATTACTTCAGGTTCTTCTGCTAATGCCGTAGCATATGCGGCGGATGCCAACACAACCGTATTAGACGAAGATTTAATAACATTGGGAGTTATTTGGAGATTTTTAAAACAAAAAGGACTGCCGTATGATAACCAGTTTCAGGAATACAGGCTGAAGTTATCAGAAAAGCAATCCAAAGATGGTGCAAAGCAAATCATTCGTATGGCAGGACCAAATAGATTATATCTACCTGTAAACGAACCAGAAGGGAACTTTTCACTATAATGCCTGTTAAGAAAGTAAAAGGTGGTTATAGATGGGGAAACAAAGGAAAAGTTTACAAATCCAAGAAAAAAGCAGGGTTGCAGGGTAAGGCTATCTATGCTTCAGGATATAAATCTAAGAGAGTATAATGGCAGTATTTAACCCGACAGGAGAAAGCACTTCTATCTCTGCTCCTATTGGTGGATTAAATACAAGAGATGCCAGTGATTTAATGCCAGAAACGGATGCTATTCGTCTGGACAACTTCTTTCCAGGTTCCACTGATGTATCGGTGCGGAAAGGATTTACTTCTCATGCTACAGGATTGCCGAGTACGGTGCAGTCCTTATTATCGTATTCTTCCCCTTCTGCGAACAAACTATTTGCTGCAAGTAATAATGCTATTTATGAGGTAACTTCAGCAGGTTCTATTGGAAGTGCCGTAGTAACAAGTCTAGCAAATGTGCAGTTTCAATATGTAAATTTTACCACTTCAGGCGGTTCGTATATGTTTATCGTAAATGGAGCAGACGCTCCCAGACATTACAACGGAAGCACTTGGGCTACCCCTAGTTTAGCGAGTATCACAGGTTCTACGATAAATAATGTTACTGTTTTTAAAGAACGATTATTTTTCATTGTAAATAATAGTTTAAGTTTTGCGTATCTCCCTATCAACTCGGTAGCAGGAACTGTAGCCACGTTTGCATTGGGAAGTATATTTGATGAAGGGGGAAAACTGGTAGCGGCAGGAACATTAACCAGAGACGGTGGTTCAGGTTCCGATGATTATATAGCATTTATCAGTTCTAACGGAGAAGTAGCGGTATATGCAGGGACAGACCCAAGCGATGCTACCAAATGGTCTCTAGTAGGAGTATTTAAAATTCCACGACCTATCGGGAAAAGATGTGTAGTGCAGGTAGGACCAGAATTAATTGTAATTACGGAAGCTGGTTTTATTCCTATGACAAAAATGTATGGAACCGATGAAACAAATTACGCAATCGCAATTTCCGACAAAATAAGCGGAAGTATCGAACATTCGGTAGAGAACTTTAAATCTACTTTCGGCTGGGAAGCATTAGTATACCCTGCGGGTCAATACGGATTATTTAATGTTCCTTCTTCCTCCGCAGGAGAGTTTGACCAATATGTAGTCAATCTAACAACAGGAGCATGGGGAAGATTTACAGGACAGAACGGGTATTGCTGGGCATTAATGGGAGGAGATTTATATTTTGGCGGTAGCACTATCGTATATAAAGCAGACAACGGTGCCAGTGATGCAGGAACAGCGATACAGGGAAGTGCAAAAACAGCCTTTATTTATTATGGAGGGAGAGGAACATCTAAACGATTTACAGCAATACGACCTGTAGTATCTTCGGATGCGGACTTACCTGTAAGTATTGGGTTTGATGTAGATTTTATGGATGGCACATCTTCCTACACTCCCAGTTCTGCAACAACAGAAGGTTCGGAATGGGATACAGCTTCCTGGGATACCAGTGCTTGGGCAGGTGCGGTATCTTCACAGTTGGTATGGCGAAGTGTTGCGGATATAGGTTGGAATGCAGCGATACGAATACGAACCAGCACGACAGCCCAAAGTATTAAATGGCATAGCTGTGATATTTATTATGAGAAAGGGGTAGGATTGTAATGTTTATAACAGATACAATCTGGAAAATATTAGAACCTGCAACAGAAACAGCAGAAAGACTAACTAGAGAAGAATTAGAAAACGGATTAAAAGAAGGGTATTATAAATTATTTACGTATAAAAACTCCGCATGTGTAACAGCACAAATAAATAATTCATTAAGAATAGGGTTAGGTGGAGGAAAAATAGAAGAAGTAAAAAAGATAGTAGTTAAAATAGAAAAATTTGCAAAAAAAAATAAAATAAATTACATTGATATTTTAGGAAGAATAGGTTGGGAAAAAAGTTTGACAGGATATAAACGTAAAGCAGTGTTATTGCGAAAGGAAATACTATGAGTTTTATAAAAAATTTTTTCAGTCCTCCGAAGCCACCTCCAGCACCAGATTACGCAGGAGCGGCACGAGCGCAGGGAGCAGCGAATGTAGAGACTGCCCGACTGGAAGGAAGAATGAACCGACCTGATGTATTTTCTCCGTATGATGTTACCAGAGTAACCGATATAGGAGATGACAGATTTCAACAGGATTACACACTTCGCCCTGAATACGAAGCACAGCGAGTAAAACAGGTAGGAATAACCGATAAATATTTAGACACTGCGGGGAATTATTTATCTGGCTTGCCACAGGAAACCTTTTCTTTAAGCGGACTATCCGCACAACCAGGACTAATAGATAGAAGTGAATTTGCAACTATTCCGACAATGGAAAATCTTGGGGATTATGCTACCAGAGTAGAAGGGGAATATTATAATCGGGCATTAGCAAGACTACAGCCAATGCACGAACAGCAAACTATCAGTCTGCGAACCGATTTATTAAATGCGGGAATACCAGAAGGTTCTGTTGCGTATAACAATGCAATGGGAGAACTGCGACAAACGCATCAGGATGCATTACTAGACTTAACCCAGCAATCCATACGGGAAGGACAGGCTTTGGCAGATGCCCAATTAGGCAGAGCTACAGGTCTGCGGAGTTATCAATTAGGCGAAGCGGGTGGTTTAGTAGGAGAACAAGAAAGAATAAGGGACAGACAACTAGCGGATTACTTGTTAGGAAGAACACAGCCATTACAGGAGATTGCCACACTATCAGGACAGGCACCACCGCCACCTGCGGTAGCGACTACAGGTTTGGATGTTCCAGCCACCAGTATAGCTCCACCACCACTATTCCAAGCCGCACAAGCACGAGGAATATTTGACCAGGGAACATATCAAGGACAGGTAGCAGGATATGGTGCTAGAATGGCAGGATTAGGTGCAGCCGCCGCAGGCGGTGCGCAAGGATGGGCAAGTAGGCAACGGTAAGGATAAAAATTATGGCAGTAATACGAAGATCATTTCCAAGAAGAACACAAGACCCTCTAATAGAGCAGTTACTGGAAAAAGCAAGAAGGGAAGCAGCCCAGTCCAGTGCCATCGGTTCTCCTGGTATGTATGCGGCAGAAAGTCGTTTGGGTTTCCCTATCGGAACACTCACAGGACAAATACTTGCAGGTGCTAGAGCAGGAACAGCACAAAAAGAAGCCAGACAACAGCAGGAAATATCAAACGAAGCGGCATCTATACTTAGGAATATAAGAACAACAGGCAGTGCAGGGGTAGACGCAGAAGGCAACATAATTCAGGTAGATGCACAAGGGGAGCTTTATACAGTTCCACAGGATTTAAATGCTATATCAGAGGTATTACAAGAAACAGCACCAGAAATGGTACCAAGACTAGACGGAACTATGGAAGCTGCTTCTTTGGAAGAACTGGGTAAACAAGCAATACAGGGAAAATACAGAGAAGGTATATCGGCAGAGAATATCCCTAGTCATGTACTTGCGTATGATGATAACGAAAACCTAGTTATGGTAAAAGAAAAGCATGGAGGAAGAATAGCACCAGAAATAGCAGGAGATGCAGCAAAAGTAGAACCAGGTCTCCTAGACTTTAATAAACTCCAAGAAAAATACGCCCAATCGCTCCCCCGAAAAGAAGCATCTATACGGTTGGGACCAGAGGATGACCCTAATTGGTTACAAAGGAACATATT